CACCGCCGACGCCCGCCAGGCAAAGCCCGGACGGGCGATCCTCGGCCTGATCGGCGGCCTGCTGTTCGCCCTCGGCTGGGTGGCGGCCAAGATCTTCGGCGTCCTGTTCCTGGCCGGCGCCTGGTGCTTTTCCGCGGTCAAGATCGGCTGGCGATCGGCGCAGGGCAAGGCGCTGTCGCAGCCGTCCGTTGAGCAGCTGCTGGCCGAGAACGCCCAGCTGCGCCTTGAACTGTCGAGGGTGACCTAATGCATACCGTCAGGGTTCACCAGATCGAAGAGCATCAGGTCAAGGGCAAGCGGCTCGGGCGCCACGTCTGGCACGACTCCCGCTCGCTGGCTTATCCCTACCTGGGGGAGACGGCGCTGCGGACCGTCCTGTGGGCGCGCATGATCGCCATCCTCGATCAGGGGAACCTCGGCTCCTGCACGGGCAACGCCATGACCGGCGCGCTCGGCACCACGCCGTGCTTCGAGGCGCTGCCCGCGAAGTACCCCACCCTGAACGAGGCCGAGGCGGTCAAGCTCTACGGTGCCGCCACCGTCCTCGACGGCTACCCCGGGACCTACCCGCCCACCGACACCGGCAGCGACGGGCTGAGCGTCTGCAAGGCGGCGCAGAATGCCGGGCTGCTGTCCGGCTACACGCACTGCTTCGACCTGAACACCGCGCTGTCGGCGATCTGCGCCGGGCCGGTCCTGCTCGGCATCAACTGGTATGACAGCTTCGACTCCCCCGACTCCAGCGGCCTGGTCGCCATCTCGGCGAGCGCCTCGGTCCGCGGCGGCCATGAGATCGTGTGCCGCGGCCTCGACACCAGCACCCAGCTGATCTTCCTTGACAACAGCTGGGGCCTGTCCTGGGGGAACAAGGGCAGCTTCTCCATGAGCTTCGGCACCCTGGACCAGCTGCTGTCCGAGCAGGGCGATGCGACCGTGCCGGTCCCGGTGACCCTGCCCGCCCCGGTCCCGGTGCCCGTGCCACCCGTGCCCGTGCCGCCGACCCCCGTGCCGCCGTCCCCGGATGCGGCCACCCCGGCGGATGTGGCGCTCGCGCACGCGCTCGGGCAGTGGCCGTATAACCGGCACTCCTCACTGGGCGGCAACAAGGCCGCCGCGGCCAACATCGTCACCTGGGAACACGCCAAGAACCTGGGACCGGGCTAAGCTGTAGCCAGGCGTGGCCGCCGCCAGTCATCAGCATGCATCTGGCGGGAGGCCCGGTGAGCTACAGCTTCACCGTTGAGGCCAAGGGTGGCGACCTGCGCCAAGCCTGCCAAGCCCCGCCTAGCCTGGCCGTGCCAGGCCAAGCCTTGCCAAACCATGTCCAGAACCTCAGAGTATCACAAACGGTACCGGGGGGAGGTGCGTGGTGAGCTTGGTTGACAAGATCAATATTGAGTCGCGCACAATTGGCGGCGTCCCCTGGCAGCCATGGCGCAATCCATACTGGAAATTCAACATCGGTGGCCCCACTCACCCCTCGCGTGAAATCCAGGGCCAGGAGACCGTCCTTTCACTCGCCGCAGTCTACGCCTCAGTGCGCTACATCGCGGATGCCATCGCCTCCCTGCCGGTCAAGGTCTACCGCCAGCTTCCCGATGGCACCTCCCAGCGGATCTACTCCTCGATGCTGCTCGGCAACGACGTCTCCGGTGGCGGCCCGCAGGTTGAGGGCACCCTGTATGACTGGCTGTTCACCGGCTCGACATCGGCTCTGCTGCATGGCAACGCCTGGGGCCTGGTGACCAACCGCAGCGGTATCCCCGGCACCGATGGCCTCGGCCTGCCGACAGGCGTCGCCTGGCTGCCGCCCGAGAGGGTCTCGGTCCAGGATGATGAGCAGCAGCCCGAGAACCCGATGCGCGCCCGGATCTACTACAACGGGCGGCTGATGGAGCGGTCCGAGCTGATCCAGCTGAAGGCGTTCAGTGTCGCCGGGCGGGTGGAGGGCGTCAGCCCGCTGAAGGCGTTCTCGATGCTGTGGGGCCAGGGCCTGGACGCCCTGAAGTATTCGGCTGAATGGTTCCAGAATGGCGGTTTCCCGCCGGGCACTTTCCGCAACATCAGCGAAGAGGTGGACGACACCCAGGCGAAGGAAATCCGCCGCCGCCTGACCGACACAATCAGGATGCGCCAGCCGCTGGTGTTCGGGCGCGACTGGGAATACAACGCCATCCAGGTGCCGCAGAACGAGGCGGCGTTCATTCAGGCCATGCAGCTGAACGCCACCCAGGTCGCGGCGATCTATGGGGTGCGCCCGCAGCGGGTCGGTGGCACCCGCAATGACGGCCTGACCTATTCCAACCAGGCGATGGACCAGCTGGACGAGCTGACCAACACCTTGCGCCCGTGGCTGACCCGCTGGGAGCACCTGCTCACCATGTGCCTGCCCGCCACCCAGTACGCGGCCTTCGACGTGAACCCGCTGCTGAAGATGGACCCGAAGAGCCGCAACGAGGTCTACCAGATCCGGCGCACCATCGGCGCGAGCACCGTCAACGAGATCCGGGGCGAAGACGACCAGCCCCCCCTTGTCGGCGGGGATGAGCCGATCCCGCTGCCGGTGCTGGAGCGCATGCTCGCCACCACCCGCACCATCCCCAACTCCTACATGAGCCAGGTGGTGCTGGAGGCCGACCGGATCGGCAAGCTGCTGGAGCACATGGCCGACATCGGCCTCACCAACCCGATGGCCGAGAATGTGGCGCCGATCAACAAGAGCGCCGAGAGCTACCTCGGTGGCCTCATCACCCAGGTGCGCTCGGGCCCGCTGTTCGGCGACCCGGACGGCAAGGTGGAAGACAGTGACCGCAAGTCGGCGGTCACCATGCTGCAGACGCACGAGAAGCTGGGGCACCTCACCCCTAACGAGGCCGCGGCGCGGCTCGCCAAGGTGGGCGACGCGAAGACCCTGGGGGAGCTGGCGGCGCTGTTTAAGGACCTGCCGCATATGGCCGATGGCGTGGCGCCGAGCGCCCCCCGGCCGGCAGGACGTGCCCTGTTCGGGCCCGCGGAATTCCGGGCTTCCGATGAGGACCGTAACCGGGCCAGGGCCCTGCTCGCCATCCATGCAAAGGCGGGCCGGCTGCGTGGCGCGGAAAATGATGAACGTTCCCGTAAGGCGGCTGAGGCCGTAACCTGCGGGGATCTTGATATGTTGTTCGCAGACCTTCCGGTGGTGGAGCAGGCCGCGACCCCGCCGGAAGAGGACCGCTCTGGGGAGCCAGATCTGCCCCTGTTCGGCCCGGCCGCGCTCGCCCTGCTGCACAGCAGGGCAATGGAGTACGAACCGGCGGCCCCTCAGGCCGCTCTGAACGGAAGGGCGCACTGAAATGGCGGCCATTTCCACCTCGGATCAGAACGACCTTCCCGACAGCGCGTTCGCCTACATCGAGAGCGGCGGGACCAAGGACAGCGACGGGAAGACCACGCCGCGGTCGCTGCGGCACTTCCCCGTCCACGACGCCGCCCATGTGCGCAACGCCCTCGCGCGGGCCAGCTCCTCGCCGTTCGGCGAGAAGGCGATGGGCAAGATCAGGTCGGCGGCGAAAAAGTTCGGCGTCCACGTCGGCGAGAACAGCCTGCCCAACGACTTCGACCGGCGTGAGGTGCGGATCACCAGCCAGTTCCGCGACCTGGACAAGCCGATCGAGTTCCGGGACATGGGGGAGCAGGGCCGGTGGCTCGGCGGGTACGCGACGGTGTTCATCCCGCGCGAATCCCGCAACCTCGGCGGCTTCAAGGAGCGCGTGTCGCCCACGTTCTTCGATGAGGTGCGCGCCAGCGGGTGGAAGAACAGCGACGGCACCGGGGTGATCTGCCGGTACAACCACGACTCCAACATGGTGCTGGGCACCACCGACGCGGACACGCTGCGGCTCAAGTGCGACCGGGTCGGATTCGACTACACGGTCAAGCCGCCGGAGGCGCGCCGCGACATCACCGAGCTGGTCGAGCGCCGCGACATCCGGTATTCGTCGTTCGCTTTCCGCTGCCACCCCGGCGGGGATGAGTGGGACTGGCGCGACGGCATCGCGCAGCGCACCCTGCACTCGGGTGACTGCATCGACGTCGCCCCCGTGCTCGACCCCGGCTACATGGACACCACCGCGATGCTGCGGGCATTCGACGCGGCGCTGTACTCGATCGCGGACTACGTGCAGGCCGAGGTGGAAGAGGTCCGCGCCTTCGCCGCCGACGACGACCTGCGCAAGTTCTTCGTCCGCAGCGACCGGCCGACCATGCCGGCGGCTGGCCCGCGCAAGGGGCTGTTTGGCCCGCAGGCCGCGGCCATGCTGCTCAGCCGCAAGAAGGACCCCTACGACAACACCGAGTGACAGGTATAAGATCAGGACCAGGACGGAGTAGGCCATCCCGTCCTTAGGCCGCAGGCTGGGGCACCGCCCCCCGCCGCCTGGCTGGAGCCCGCCGGGATTATCCATATCCCTTCGGGCTTCAGGAGGAAGCCGATGGCCAGCGAAGT